CAGCAGCTTCAGCCGCTTCAATGGTTATCAACGAATCGTCAACAATCTTATGCTCATATATTCCATCGCCCCCCTGAATAGCAGCAATAGACTGCTGACTGGCCAGGTCTTCAACCATCGTTATAACATCCATTGGGTATTTGTAGGTAAACGACATAGTAGCTCCATTAGCTGGTGTCGCTGTATGCGAAGAGCAACGAATATACTTTTCGCGCTGATTATACATATAATCGTAACTGGCTTCGTCATCTACGTATTCCAGGCCGACTGTTTTTGAAACTTCAGAGACTTTTACACTAGGTGAATGCGGCTCGTGGGCTAGCACCCATATCCGCTCTTTACCGTCAGCAACATATTCAAACGTTTGAAAATCTGAAAGAAATTTACCTCCTAGAACAAAAACACGGTTTCTAAGCCCCTGAATATCTATATCGTGTTTCAATTTTCTTATCGCCGTGCTGGAATTTATTTCTACTGGCGCATAAGCATTATAGTTTTCAAAAAACTGGACATTTTTATAATAATCAACGTACCGCTGCCAGCCGACATACTCGGATAGTCTCTTAAATGCTTCCGTCGGTCTTTCGTAATCAAATTTTATATATTCTACTTCCGGGGCACCTGAAACAACATTATTGCCGGTAAATCCTGGACAATATTTATTAATTATATCCATTACTATACTGCTGGCAGAAATACTTTCATACGTTTCTACTACCAGCCTACGATCAAGCATATAGCCATAATCAACAGCTTCTACTTTATGCCAGGTTATATTAGGCGTTTTTGATTCCTTTTTAGGTGCAGTTATAATACCAGCAAAAAACCTAATTTCACCGGAACTCCCAATAGAAGAAACAATAACTTCTTGTCCCTCAATAGGTTTCTCACCACTTTTTAAGGTGAATGAGCAAGTATCCTGCTCATAGCCTAAAGCCTGCTCAATCTCAAACCCATCTATTTTTACATCGGCCGTACGGTTAACTCCAGCAATGGTAATAGTTAATGACACATTACCACCTCACTCCATACCGGTAGAGCTTTCTCTCCAGTTGCTCCCATATTTCTTCTGCATTACTGCCGGTGATACTGATGTTAAATACATTACCTTCTCCGCCTGCCATAGCAACTGAAGGCGTTATTGCTTCTACATTTACCGCCGGAGCCCGGAGCGTTTCAAGTAACATTTGCGGATTCGCTCTAATATTACTATCAGAGCCATACGCTATGTCAGATATGGGAGCGGCCAACTGGTAGACTGCTTTTTGTACCGGCAAGACGCCACTTGCTAAGTCGCTGGAAAACATCTTTACCAAATTAGGCGCCCATGTATCGGCTTCTCTGCCGGGGCCTTTTTTAGTCGGAGAGTGAAAACCAAGATAAGCATCTACCGTTTCAGTAATTTGTTGAAGCGTATCTGCTAACTGGCTCATCATTGACTGTATGCCAGCAATGAAATTGTTTATTAAGTTGCGTCCCCAGTTAGCAGCTGCATTTACTGTAGCTTGGAAACGGGTATCAACTTGCTGTAGTACGCTAAAGACAAAGTTCCTGTTGTCAGTCCATGCTTTAGTTAAATCAGCGTTTATTTTTTGCCACAGGACAGATAACCGTTGCTGAATCTCCTGCCAGATTGTTAGCGTTTGTGTTTTTATTTCGTTTTGCTTTGCTGTTAACTGACTACCAGCGTTAGTCCATGCTTGCAATAAGGCCGCCATTTCGTTTTGTACAATGGCTACGTGCTGACTAGCCTGGTCTTGCGCTTCACTTGTAACTCCTTGCTTTTGGTCTGCTACCTGGCCGGTCTGATCTACATCACCAGCAACCGGAGCTCCCGGTAATCCAGTTAATGCAGCAGATAGCCCAGGCATTGCTGCACTTATAGCGGCTGTTAATGCTTGTATAAAGGCTGTCCCCTGCTTAGTTGCCTCATCAACCATGCCTTGAAGCGTTTTAACAGTATTGTCACGGATTTCCTGATTCTTTTTCTCCCACTCCTGGCGGTATTGCTCCAGTTGGATGGAAGTATTAGATCGCAACTCTTCTATTTTAGTCTGTGTTTCATCTCGTAAGCCGGACAATTCTTCGGCTGCCTGCTGCCTGGCAAGAGAATTTTTTTCCTGCCAAAGAAGAACGTATTGACTTAATTCATCATCGGTAAGGGTTAAAAGAGCGGCTATTTCCCCACTGGCTTTCGGCCCCATTTGCTCTAATTCGGAAATGAGGCCTTGATCAACCCCGCGGGCCGCCAAAACCTTTAAATTTTCCTGCCAGGTTTTAAATGCATCTACCTGGCCCGATAGATTGCCAAGTAGTTGCTGTCCGGTAACATTTGTTTCCTGAGGGATAGCGTCGAATAAGCTAACCCAGTCCATGAGAGATCGTGCACGCTGAGATATGGCGTTTTCATAGTCTGCGGTTAGCTTGCGCTCATCGTCGGCAAGTTTTTGGTTAACCTGAGCAACATTATTTTGATAGTCATTGAGTGCGGCAACCATGTCCTGGCGGTACTTCTCTGCCGTCTCGACTACTTTTTCTTTCTGTTCTTCCAGCTTTTTTGTCTGCTCGGTAATTGCTGTATTAGTATCCCTTAATTTAGCCGCTAAATCAGCCTGCGCTTTTTGGGCATCGAGAAGTTTAATATAGAGCTCCTGCGTAGCTTTTGCATCTTTACCTTTTTCTGATACAGATTGTGCATATTCATTATTTAATTCAGCGGTTATCTGACTTTGAATACCTAACTGCTTTGTAAGATTAACATGCTGTAAGTTTAACTTTTCAGCTTCTGTAGCATTTTGGCCTAGCTGTGCCTGGGCAATATCATAAAGTAGATTAGCTATTTGCATTTGCTGGTTAAGTGATTCAAGTTTATCTTGCTGCCCAGCTAATGCATTATTAGTTTGCTTGAGTTGCGTTTCTAATTCTGCTTGCGTTTTTTGCTCCTGAAGCAAACGCAATTGTAGTTCCTGGGTTTCTTGTGCAGTTTCTCCTTTTGCTACTGTCATTCTTTCATACGCGGATTGTACGACGGAAACTACATCGGCTTGAATATCTAATTGATCCGTAAGCATTGCCGTTTTTGCTTGCAACAACATACTTTCATCTGCTGTTTCGCCAAGCTTTGCCTGTAAAAGATCAAATTGCGCCTGTTTAACCTGTATTCCAAGAGTTAAGTTTCCAGTTACCTTGCTGAGCGCATCCGTAACTACTTGAGCCATTAATGTCGCTTTATCAATCGGCTTACCACTTGCTTCTTCAATACCTTTTGCCAGGCCCTCAGATATTGCAAGACCAAAGTCCTCCATAACTTTGGAGGGAGAGGATATGCCTAAAAGATTTTTTACTTTGTCCCGAATACCAGAGGCAACATTACCCGCAACATCTTTGACATGGCCAAGCATACCTGTAATGCCATTAATAAGCCCTTGAATGATGTTTCTTCCCCACTGATATGCTTCTTTAGCTATATTAGCTATTCTAGAAAACGCATTTTTAATGCCTGTAACAACTTCATTTACCTTTGCCACTACTATGTTCTTTATTGCATTCCAGGAATTAATAGTGGCATTTTTTATCACAGTCCAATTTTTATTTACTGTCGCAACCAATAATCCAAGCGGGCCTGTTATAATGGTTAAAATAGTCGGCCCCCAGTTTTTTAGAAATCCCCCAATGGCCGTTCCAACGGAAACTACTATTGTTTTTATTGATGTCCAAAGGTTCTGGAAAAACCCTTTTATTGGTGTCCAGTTTTTTACAATTACATAAGCCAATGCTCCAATCGCCGCTCCTACAGCTAAGAGTGGCCACATCGGGACTACGGCTAACACAAAAGCTTTAGCAAGAGCAATCAAAGAAGGAATAAGAGCGGCCGTGATAGCTCCAGCAATCATTGATATTATAACTTGCGCCTTAGGTGGAAATATCTCCTCCAGTGCTCCCTTAAGTCCTTTTTCCGTGAGTAAATTACTTAATCTGCTGAAGGCATCAATAACAAATTGCAATTTATCTTTCAGGTCAAATGCTTTTATGATCTCCTGACCAACTACCACAGCACTTTGTCCTATGGCATCCATCATATTAGACCACATGCCCGGAAGAGTTGTTGACTGCGCTTGCATCATATTGTGGAAGCGCCCACCTTCGGCAGTCAAACTTTTAAATGCCGCATCTAATTGCGGAAAACCAACCTTGCCGGATTCAACTAATTTTTTTACTTCGCCCTCGGATACTCCAAATTGTTTTGCTAACTCTCCAATAATTGGAATACCACGGCCAGTTAGTTGGTTAATGTCCTCACCGAAAAGCCTTCCTTGCACCCTGGCCTTACCGTAAATTTCAGCCAATTCATTAAGTGGCATTCCAACTCCAGACGCAATATCCCCTATCGCCCGGAGAGTGCCTTTCATGTTTTCCGCTTCAACACCGAAAGCCAATAATGATTTTGCGCTTTTTTGTATTTCCGGAAATTCAAAAGGTGTTTCCCTGCCGAATGCCTGTAGATCTTTCATCAGCGCGGCAGCCTTTTTTCCGCTGCCTAGCATGGTAGTAAATGCAATTTGAACTGTTTCCATCTGTGCGGCCGCTTTTACTGACTTTATACCTGCCGCAATCAATCCTGCACCTACTGCAGCAACACTACCCAGCAATATTTTTGACCCCTCGGCTGCTGCTTGCGTAGAGCTTCTGAGCTTGCTCATTGCCCCGCCGGTGTCCTTGGCTGCTTGCGCCTGTTGCTGCAAAGCATTATTTGTTGATGTTATTTGGTTTTTTAAATTACTTTCAGTTATTTGTTGCCGTTTTAATTCTGATTCTAGCTTCTTTGTCTCAGCAGCATCTTTTCCTTTTTCGGCAATGCTTTTCTCGTAAGTCTGTTTAATTATGTTCATACCCCGCTGATGAGCGTCAAGGACTTGATTCAAATGGTTTAATTGTGCTTCAAGTTTCTGCGTCCCGGTTGCAGTCATTGCCATTTTAGAGGTAGTAAGCTGATAATCAAGCTGCAGATCCCGAAGCTCGTTAATAGTTGACTTAAATTCCGGCATCTGCATAACATCTTTTAAGCGCACCTGTCCTAAACTGCGCAAAGATGCCTGAGCAGAATTGGTTGCTGTTTTAAAAACACCGGAAAGGGAGTCGCCGAATGTGCGCGCATCACGTTCGGAATCTTTTAACCCCTTCCGAAACTCGCCGGAGCCAAGACCTAATTTTACCCAGAGATTGCCTATTTCCATGATTACTCATCCTTGCAAAAATAAAATATTGCTATCGAATATATTTTTTGGTAAGCTTAAATAAAAAAAGGAGATGCTTTAAAAATGAGTAAAGCTACTTTTAAGCCAGGTGGAATTTTATCTGGCCAAAAATTTACTTTGGATGAAAAGTTCCTGTCTTACAAAAACGCTTATGGTAAATATGCTACTGTCCCTTGTTCTTCAATAAGCACTGTTACAGTTGACACAAAAGGATTTGGTTCGTCAACACTGAAAATTATAGGAAGCGGTACTGAACTTGCAAACATTAAACTGCCGCACTCCTGGGCAGCTGCAACACAAAAATGGTTAATGGACCAATTAAATATCTAATCTGGAACCTTCAACCCCTTCGCCTTTGCTTCAGAAACTAAAGAAGTCAGGTCTTTCTTTACTGCCTGATTTCTTTTCTTTGGCCGTTTACCGATAAAGTCCTGCGGCTTAAACGTTTTGCTGCCTTTTTTCCGGTGCATGTTTGCCGTCAACGACGCTAATTGCGCTATGGAATAATTATTTTCCCACCAGTCTTGTTGCTTCTGGTAATATACTTCTTCGGTTATTTCCATGAGCTGTCTGGGGGTGAATTCTGCCAGAACAGCCCGTGTCCAGCCGCATTCACGCCCCAAAAGCGTTAATGTTTCCTTTGTTATCCAGCCTACATCATGTTCCTTGTCCCTGCTTGGACTAGCGCCATTAGTGCCGGAAATAACCTCTTTAGCGTAAAAAAATGGATTTCTATAAAAGCATCCACTAATGATTCAATTTCAGATGGGTATGCTTCTTTTATATCCTCCTCCGCTAACCCTGGAAAAATAAGCGGTAACTTTTCGTAGAGCAATCCTATTACCGCTTGCTTTGCTCCAACTATATTGTTAGCTTTAAGCACGCCATCAAGCGAATCACCTAATTGATTAGCCAGTTCCTCAAGCTCTTTGATTTTACGCTCAGTTACGGCTATTTCTTTGCCGGCAACGGTTACTACTTTACTTCGTGGCATAAATTAATTCCCCCTGTAATAAACAGGCCCCACACCCTGGAACCCTATATTCTCCTCGATAATCGTATCAACTGCTGTCTCTACGCTATTTTCATTTAGTAAGGCATATCCTTCAAATCTAACATCGTTACCACTATCTACGTACAGTACTAACACCAACTCATTGCCTAGTTTCTCCGCATAATCGCCGGTCCACCAATATTGATCCGCTGTAGCCACAAATGAGTTAAGCGTTTGCATTTTTTCACGGAAATCATCTATTGATTCGTACGTTGTTATGTCATTGATATCACCGACCGCATCCAATGACCAGTTGAAGCATCCTCCTGCCTGCTGAAGCGTTAGGTATTTACCGCTAACAGTCACTATATCGTCGGGTAAAAGCGCCGCATCAAACACTACTACACCACCGGGGTACTCTATTGTGTAGCCTGTGGTGATAGCAATCCCGTTTTTCTTGACGGTGACGGTATAGTTTTTAGACCAGTATCTTTGCTCCTGGTTTGCTATTGCGTAGCGGGTACGGTCAGTATTAGCGGTTGTTGGAACATCTATAAAATCAAACACGCCCTGAGCATTGGGATCGTAGCCAGTATAATCACAAGCTACAACTTGCTTGTCCGTTTGTATATATACTGCGCCCAAACTGCCATTTATCGCCATGGCTATCCCGTCCTATAATATAATTTGCCGTTTCCTTCAAACTCGATGCTTTCCTGGACAATCTCACTTACGTTTGCTTCAATGCCATCGGAATTAAATAAAACGTAACCCTCAAATCTTATCTTAGCCGCTCCTACGTCAACGTAGAGGACAATAATCATTTCTTGACCCAGGTTGTTGAAGAAGGTTTCATCTCCCCAGTACGCCTCCGCTGAACCGGAAAATCCGTTTAGCGTCTGCTTAAATTCCTTCCAGCTAGCTGAAACATAGGTTGTTTTTTCGGCCATATCCGCATTAGCGTCCAAAGACCAGTTGAAGAACCCTCCTACTTGGGACACTGTCAAGTACTTACCGCTTACTGTTACTGCATCGCCTGGTGCCAGTGCCACATCAAACACCACCACACCACCTGGATATTCTATGGTATAGCCTGTAGTGATGGCCCCCCCGTTTTTCTTGACGGTGACAGCAGCTGTCTTGTCCCAATAACGTTTCGTTGCACTTGTAATTGTGTATCGTGTATAGCCAGCACTAGAGGTTGTTGCTTCGTCGGTAAAGGTAGTTGATGCATCTGCCGTCTGGCAATATACTGCGCCTAGTTTTCCTGCTATAGCCATTTTATTTCCTCCTTACGCGTTAGTATACGTGAGTGATGCAGTTCCTTGAAATTCAAACGATATTGACGCCTTATCTTCTACCGGCACCTCAACGCCAATACTGCTAACCAAAATAGTACCGGCAAATTTAGGCACTGTAGCTCCTAATCTAAACTCTATACTAAGAGTAGTACCGTTTAGCCATGCATTATAGATCGCCAACTGTCCGTTTGTATCGGCTAGTTTAAAGTTTCCTTCTGCTCTTCCAGACCATTCTTTTAGTCCGGCAAGAAATTCCTTCCACCCGCTGGAATCAAAACTGGTTATATCTATGTTGTCAGCGTCTAAATCCAATGACCAGTTTGATAATTCAGCTACTTTATTAGCTCCAAGATATACACTTCCGCTTTTTCCTGCTATTGCCATTTTATTTCCTCCTTATTTTTTGGAAAATAAAAAACCGTCTCGCTTGAGACGGCTGCTATCCACCAACCAGCGCTCCCAGCACCTCTTGCATTTCGGCTTTGGTCAGCTTATCCTTGTCTTTTTTGTACTTCTCTTTTGCCGCATCTTTTGCTTTGACTTTGTCTATCTGCGCTTGTGTGACTTTGCCTCTTTCGAGCATATTTTGTAAAAATTCGTCTCTGGTCATTAAATTCCCATCTCCTCAAGCAATAAATTTTCCAATTCTTCATCAAATACAGCCGATGCAGTGTGTACTTCCACGCCGCAAAAGTAGGTGTCTCCTCCGTCAACAGGCTGCATTTGGCTGACGTATTGGGTTAGTTGATCAAATTCTGGAATTGGCGCATAGATTATGGTTTTTTGCATTATGCAACCCCCCTTTTTTTGTCAAGCTTGACATGACGCCTTTGACAACACCAAATAATGCATTTCTTTGTTTGCATCATTACACCGCCTTACGAATTAACCGCCCGCTGAACATTGTGTTTGCAACAGCAGACGAAGCGTCAAAGGACCAAGACGAAAATCCTGCAATCTCCCAACTGGTACAAGAACCACCAAAGCGAGCAATTCTTTGTCCAGTATTCTTATAATAGTAATCACTGTAGTATGTCGTCTC